AATATAAACATTAAATATGGCAGATACTAGCTTATTTACAAGATTAAGACGATTATTTTCTAATGACGTTATTATAAGAAACGTTGGGGGGAATTCTCTTAAAATTATGGATACTGATCGTATCCAAAAATATGGTAATTTAGAGTCAAACTCACTTTATGATAGATTTACAAGATTACATAAACCTGTAGGAGCTTCATTACAATACAACCCTATGCTTAACTATTCATCTATGCGACTTCAGTTGTATAGTGACTACGAAGCTATGGATTATGACTCATTAATTGCCCCTGCACTTGATATTATTTCAGAAGAAGCAACCCTTAAAAATGAATATGGTGATGTATTAACTATTAAATCATCTAATGAAAATGTTAAACGTGTATTGCATAACTTATTTTATGATGTTCTTAATGTAGAATTTAACCTACCTTCTTGGGTCCGTCAAATGTGCAAATATGGTGATTTTTATCTTCACCTTCAAATATCTGAAAAATTTGGTGTTTATAATGCTTTACCCCTTTCTGTATATCAAGTAGTAAGAGAAGAAGGTATGGATCCTGAAAACCCTAGTTATGTACAATTTGTATTAGATCCTAACGGTTTATCCCAAAGCCAGACTTATAGCGCTAGAAGAAGCGACCAAATGAAACTCGAAAATTACGAGGTTGCCCACTTTAGATTATTATCAGACGCTAATTACCTTCCATATGGCCGTTCATATCTTGAACCAGCCCGTAAAGTATTTAAGCAGTTAATTTTAATGGAGGATGCAATGCTTATCCATAGAATTATGCGTGCACCTGAAAAAAGAATTTATTATATGGATGTTGGTGGTATTGCCCCTAATGAAGTAGATAACTACATTAAAAAAGCGGGTAATATGATGAAAAAAACACCACATATGGACCAAAATGGACAGTATGATTTGAAATTTAACATCCAAAACATGACTGAAGATTTTGTTATACCTGTAAAAGGAGCTAATAACACAACTAGAATAGAAACTACAAAAGGTCTTGATTATGATGGTACAACCGATATCGAATATTTAAAGAACCGAATGTTAGCTGCTCTTAAAATCCCAAAAGCATTCTTAGGATATGATGAAAATCTTGAAGGTAAATCAACATTAGCTGCCATGGATATTCGTTTCGCTCGCACAATTGAGCGTTTACAAAGAACCATAGTTTCTGAACTACAGAAAATAGCATTAGTTCATTTATACACTCAAGGATTCGAAGATTCTGACTTAGTAGACTTTGAACTATCACTTACAGGCCCTTCAATTGTATTCGAACAGGAAAAAACTGAATTATATAAATCAAAAGTAGAGTTAGCCAATTCTATTAGTGATAAAAAAATACTATCTTCAGATTTTATTTATAAAAATATATTTAATCTTTCTGAAAAAGAGATGGAACATGAAAGAAACAGATCTCTTGATGATGCCGCCCATATATTTAGGGTGAATCAAATAGAAAATGAAGGTAATGACCCAGTAGAATCTGGCGAATCATATGGTACTCCACATGATTTAGCAAATGTATATGCTAATAATAGAATTAAACCTACTAATGATCTTCCTGATGGTTATAATGAAAAAGAACCAGGAAGACCTAAATCTAAATTAAGTGATTTTGGTACTGATAAAAGTAATTTTAGTAGAGATCCCTTAGGAAAAAGTGGTTTAGCAGCAGTAGGTGATGATACTCCTAATAGAACTAATGATGTTTCATCTTTTGCTTTAGAAGAAAACCATAGAATTTTAAAAAGATTATCTTTAAATAGATTAAAAGGAAAAAGTCTTCTTTCTGAGGAAAAAGAAATATCTATGTTAAGTGAAGAAAATATAATAAAAGAATAAATTTTTAGAATCTTTTACATATTTATATAAGAATAAATATATTTATTACAATAAATGAAACCTAAGCACTCCAAGTACAAAAATACTGGGATACTGTTTGAATTGTTAACTAGGCAAATCACCTCCGAAACAATTTCAAATTCCCAAGAAAAGGCTGTAGGTATCTTAAAAAAATTTTTTAGTAAAAATTCTACTCTTTTAAAAGAGTATCAAATATATCATGCTCTGCTTAATAAAAGATTCGACAAAGACGCCAGTGCTAATGTTTTAATAGAAACTTTAATTAATGCGCATAACAAATTAAACAAATCAGTTTTAAGAAGAGAAAGATATAATCTTGTTAGAGAGATTAAAGATACATACAATATTGAAGACTTCTTTAAAGCGAAGATTCCTAATTATAAAATATATGCTAGCGTCTATAATTTATTAGAAAATAAGGACGCTACCCCTATGTCAATTGTAAACTCTAAAGTAGCTATTTTAGAACATATTACAAATAAAAATCTTCCAAACAAACCCAAAAAGGAAATTGTTATGGAAGAATACGAAAAATTTGACAAGGAAACCAGGGCATTAACTTACAAAATGTTGATGGAAAAATTTAATGAAAAATACTCTGGTTTAGCAAATAATCAAAGAATATTACTCAAAGAGTATGTTTATAATGTTTCAAACAGTCCCAAACTTAAAGCTTTTATTAATGAAGAAATTACTAAAGTAAAAGCCGAAATCGAAACATTATCAGAAAACACAGATCAAGTTACCAAAATCAAACTCACTGAAGTTAAAAACTTAATTAAACCTCTTTGTAAAAAATCATTTGTTCATGATGATAATGTAATTAACCTTCTTAATTATTATGAATTGGTTAATGAATTAAAAACCTTACATCCATGAAAGTAGATGAACTTAGAGCTCTTATCCGTGAACTCATTAAAACTGAACTGGATGAAGCAAACACTACCGGTACTGGTGCTTCTTTTACTGCTGGTGGGAGCGAAGCTTATGCTACACCTTTCGCCTTTAGAGGAAAAGGAAAAAAAGCAAAAAATAGAGGTCTTGAACAAGCTAAGCGCCTCGGATATATACCCCTAAAAAAATAAGTTATGGCAAGAAAAATAAGTGCAACCGAATATAGAGGTGGTGATGTAAATATATCACGCCCAGGTATTCACGCTAAGACTAAGACTAGTAATCATAAAAGGTCAAAAAATTATAAAAAAGCCTATAGAGGACAAGGAAGATGAATAATTTAATTGTAGATATTATCCCATTAAGAATTGATCGTTTACTAATAGAATCATCAATTAAATCTGGGGGACCCCTTATTGTAGAAGGAGTCATCCAAAGAGCAGGTGTTAAAAACCATAATGGTCGTATCTATGAAAGACAAATCCTTGAAAGAGAAATAAAAAAATATGGAGAGGGACCAATTAAAGATAATAATGCTTTAGGAGAATTAGACCACCCAGATTCATCTGTTATTAATTTAAATAACGTATCCCATAAAATTAATAAGTGCTGGTGGAATGGAAATGATGTACACGGCCAAATAGAAATCCTCCCCACCCCTGCAGGAAATATTGCTAAATCACTATTCCAAGCAGGAGTGCCCGTCGGCATTTCATCCCGAGGTATGGGCTCAGTCCAAGAAAATTCAGACGGTGTCCTAATGGTACAGGAAGACTTCGATTTATTATGTTTTGATTTAGTATCTACCCCATCTACTCCAGGTGCTACTTTAACACCACAACAATTAAAAGAAAATATAGAATACTCAACTAAAGATTATAGTAAAATACACAATATAATTCGTGATATTATTTGTGATAACACGGGAATGTGTAAATGTTAATCTTCAAGTAACCCCTTAATAAAATAGATAATAAAAACTATTAACATGATAGGCCATAATACTATCATGCTATATCTTTCCCAAAACGAAACCTCTTGATCTGTTGATCTTATAGCGAGTTCTAATAAAAAAGATATGCATAACCCCGCTAAAAGATATTGTGCTACTAAAATCATAATAAATAGTTGTCCTATAAGATAATAAAAAATTTTTTGGTTTCCAAACTATTTACATATTTATTTGAGAAAGCATACACTATATTAAAATAGTGTCCCTGGATTTTAAAACAAATCCCTATTAGAGATATTAAAATCTCTATTTCCTGTATTTTTATTTACTGGAGGCCTAAAAAATTAAAAGTAAAATGGCTAAAGAACTATTAAAAGAAGCAATCGCTGACGCGAAAGCTGTTAGAGAAATCGCTTTGCAAAATGCTAAAATGGCATTAGAAGAAGCATTCGACTCTAAAATCAAAAACATGCTATCTGCTAGACTAGCAGAAGAGCTTGAAGAAGATGTCGAACTCGAAGAAGAGTATGTTGACGAGGAAGTAGAAACTACTGACGAAGGCAATTACTATGAAGAGGACGATGCTATGGAGGAAGCATCTTATGAAGAAGATGATGCCATGGAAGAAGAAATTAATCTTGATGAGCTTATGGCTGAACTTGAAGAAATGGAATACGAAGAAGATGGAACATCTGAAGGTATGAAGTATGATGAAGATGAAGCTAAAAACGAAGCTAAACAAGATGATTCTTTAGAAGAAGGTGATGATGATGAAGTAAAAGAAGCAAAAGATGACGAGGAAAAAAACGAGTCTATTGATATTGATGCTTTAATCGCTGAAATTGAATCTGAACTTGAAGAAGCTACTGATGAAAATGTAGATGAGCGTAAGCGTAGAAAGGATAATGATGATGAAGCTTTAGAAGAAAGAAGACGTAGAAAAAAAGCTGAAGACGATAAGAAAAAAGCTAAAGATGAACTCGAAGAAGCTCTTGCCACTGTTGCTACCCTTAAAGAAACCATTTCCGAAATGAATCTTCTAAACAGTAAACTCCTTTACTGTAACAAACTATTTAGAGCTAATGCACTTACCGAAGCTCAAAAGGTTAAAGTAATCGACGCATTAGACAAATCCACTACAACAGGTGAGGCTAAATTGGTATTTGAAACTCTTCAAGAGTCATTTGCCTTTACTGGTGTAGAAAAAAGAGCAATCAAAGAAGGTTTAGGACGTGCTTCTAAAGCCGCTGGAGTTGCTCCTAAAAATGTTATAACGGAATCCGTTGACGAGACAGTGTCAAGATTCCAAAAACTTGCAAACATTAAACTTTAAAATTTAAAACACTATGAATGTTAATACATTACTAGAGGGCGCATCCCCCTACCAGCACCAACAAGCTGAATCAGCTAAGTTGGCTGCTAAGTGGGAAAAGTCCGGTCTCTTAGAGGGTTTAAACAACCACGAGAGCGAAAAAACAAACATGGCTGTTTTGCTTGAAAACCAAGCTAGACAGTTAGTAAATGAGTCTAACTCATTAGGTGCTTCAGGTGCTGGTACTTCTATTACTGCTGGTCAAAGTGAGGCATGGGCAGGTGTTGCTCTTCCACTTGTTAGAAGAGTATTCGGTGAAATCGTTGCTAAGGATCTCGTGTCTGTTCAACCAATGAATTTACCTTCAGGCCTTATCTTTTACTTAGATTTCCAGTATGGTGATACTGATCCTAATGGTAAAACTGTTGGTGGTTTTAGTGCTGGCGATTCTTTATACGCTGCTAATTCCGATAAGACTAAAACTGTTCTCCCAACAGCTGGCCAAAGCAGTGGTTTATATGGTCCAGGTAGATTTGGTTACACCCTAAACGAAAAAACCCTAGACCTTACTGCTGGTAGAGCAGATGCTGCAACTGCAACCGCTTACGAAACTGGTTCACTTACTCGTGCTAATTATAACAATAACTTTGAATTTGAAGCAATTACTGGCTCAAACACATTCAACACTATTACTATTAGAACTCAAGATTTAGAATCTAACTACGATGCAGATGCTATTAGATCATTTGCTCTTAGTGGTTCTGCTAATATCCACTCAGTATTTAATGAGTTTACTAAATTAAATGATGCTGGAACCGAACTTACTTTTGTAGTATCTAGTTCTGGTGACTTAGCAGCTGCTGATAAAGTTAAAGTTTTCCACAGTGTAAATCCTGTTGATCTTGATGACAGAAACGATTATGAAGATGGTTCTACAACTGCTCCTTCTCAAGGTTCTGGTAATGTCTCTACACTCGAGATCCCAACTATCGATGTTAAGTTAAACAGTGATACTGTTACAGCGAAAACTCGTAAGTTAAAGGCTCAGTGGACACCAGAATTCGCTCAGGATCTTAATGCTTACCACAGCATTGATGCTGAAGCTGAATTGACTTCTATTCTTTCTGAGTACATCTCAATGGAAATCGACCTCGAGATTCTTGATATGCTTATTAGAAATGCTGACACTACTAACCACTGGAGTGCTAACGTAGGTACTGAAACCTCCACTACTGGTGCTAGAACTAGTGCTGGTGGTAACGAGTACTACACAAGAATGTCTTGGTTCCAAACTTTAGGTATCAAACTTCAGTCTGTTAGTAACACTATTCACCAGAAGACTCTTCGTGGTGGAGCTAACTTCATGGTAGTTTCCCCAAAGGTAAGCACAATCCTCGAGTCAATTCCTGGATTCGCTGCTGATTCACCTGGTGATTCTAACAAGTACGCTATGGGCGTTCAGAAGATCGGTGCTATTAACTCCAGATACACTGTTTACAAGAACCCATACATGACTGAGAACGTTATCTTAATGGGTTATAAGGGTAACCAGTTCCTCGAAACAGGTGCTGTGTTTGCCCCATACATTCCATTAATCATGACTCCGCTTGTCTATGATCCAGTATCCTTCACTCCACGTAAGGGTATCATGACTCGTTACGCTAAGAAGATGGTTCGTCCAGACTTCTATGGTAAGATCTTTATCCACGATCTTAACTTAGTGTAATAGAGTTAACTCTATAAATTAAGAAAGGGCCGCGAAAGCGGCCCTTTTTTTATATTTATAATCGATAAACGTTTCAAACCATTTATAATGGCTAAACAAAATATTGAAAAAATGCCTCCTAAAGGGCCAGTTCGCTTCTCTATAACTTTATCAGAAGAGCAAAAAGAAGCTAAAGAAAAAATCCTTCAAAGACCATTTAATTTTATCATAGGAAAAGCAGGTAGTGGTAA